TTCGTCAGAGACCGGCAAACGCCGGTTCGCAACGGACTGCGTGGTGGAGCTGAGAGGACTCGAACTGACAGCCATGCCGTTAATGTTTCCGCTGCTCCGGGACCCTGTCCGGGACCGTCGCGTCGTGCTGACGACGTGTGCTCGCTGGTACGCGCGGAAGTGTGGCGGGGTAAAATGTCCACTGCGTTGAACAGAAAGGACTGGATTTCCTCTGCGAAAGGAGCGTCACTGTGGTGGCTCGTAGAGCGTCATAGACGCTTCGGGATCGTGCCCCGCCGGCTGTTGCGCCAGTGCGGGGCTTCGGTGGTGGCGGCGCGAGATTCCGCCGCCTACCGAATGGAGGATCCCGATGGAACTCACCGACACCCAGCTTGTACTTCTTGGCGCGGCCTCGCGGCGCGAGGATGGTGCCATTGAACTGGCGCCCAGCCTGAAGGGCGGTGGCGCCCATAAACGGCGGGTAGCTGCAGCCCGCCGCAACAAGACCAGGAACGAGGCTCCGCAACGCTCTGCCACGCGCGGCCGGAGGAATTCGAAGCAGTCCCGGGTGCTGGCGATGCTGCAGGCCCGCCAGGGCGCAACCATCGCGACGATCATGAAGGCGACCAGCTGGCAGCCCCACTCGGTCCGCGGCTTCTTAGCCGGGGTGGTGCGCAAGAGGCTGAGCCTGACGCTGGTGTCTGAGAAGACCGGCGAGGGGCGGGTCTATCGTATCGTGGCCAAGGATGGCCCGCCGAAGCGCAAGGGCAAATCCGGTCGTAAGTCCGGCTGATCGGGATGCTGGACCGATTGTCGGACCGCGCGGCGATCGAGACCGAGATCGACCGCGTCCGGTCGCTCGGCCTCGACGAGCTTCGTGCGGTGTGGCGCAAGACGTTGCGCTCATCCCCGCCCCCCGGCCTTACCAAGGACCTCGTAGCGCGGTTTCTCTGCTGGCACATCCAGGAGCAGGCCCTGGGCGGGCTTGATGCCAATACCGCAAAGCTTCTGGACAGCCTCGCACGGGGCAACAAGCGACCGGACCGCGCAAGGCACCTCAAGCCCGGCACCGTGCTCGTGCGCGAACACCAGGGCGAGCGGCACACGGTCACCGTTGTTCCGGGCGGATATGTTTGGCGCGAGGCAACCTACGCCAGCCTCTCCACCATCGCGCGCGCCATCACCGGCACCACCTGGAGTGGTCCGCGCTTCTTTGGGTTGCGCGCGGGCCTCAATCGTCGGGAGGACATCGAGAGCAAGGGAGCCGAGGCTGACGCAGGCGGAACCAGTACTGGCCGTTCACGGCAAGGCGAGGGCAGCGGCTCTGCACTCCTCGGAAAGGTCCAACGATGAAGCCCGCTGAACGCAAGCTCTTTCGCTGTGCGATCTACACCCGCAAGTCGACCGAGCATAATCTCGACCTGGAATTCAACTCGCTCGATGCCCAGCGTGAGGCGTGTGAGGCCTACATCAGGAGCCAGGCCCACGAGGGATGGCGGCTCATTGCCGATCGTTACGATGATGGCGCCTTCTCGGGTGCCTCGCTCGATCGTCCGGCCCTGCAGCAGCTGCTGGCCGATGTCAGGGCCGGCAAGATCACCGTCGTGGTGGTCTACAAGGTCGACCGGCTCACCCGATCGCTTGCCGACTTCGCCAAGCTGGTCGAGTTGTTCGACCAGCACGGGGTCTCGTTCGTCTCGGTGACGCAGTCCTTCAACACGACCTCCAGCATGGGACGGTTGACGTTGAACGTGCTGCTCTCGTTCGCCCAGTTCGAGCGCGAGGTGATCGGGGAGCGGGTGCGGGACAAGATCGCGGCCTCCAAGCGCAAGGGCCTCTGGGTCGGGGGACCCGTTCCGCTCGGTTATCGGTGCATCGACAAGAAGCTGGTCGTGATGCCGGAGGAGGCGGAGACCGTCCGGGATATCTTCACACGATATCTCGTTCTTGGCTCGATGCCGGCCCTGATCGAGGACCTGGATCGGCGCCGCATCCGGACCAAGGCCAATGGGCTTACCGATGGCCGCGTACGGGGCGGGATCCGCTTCGGCGTCGGGCCCCTGGCCTATCTGCTCAAGAACCGGTTCTATATCGGCGAGGTCGTCTATCGCGGCGAGGCGCATCGCGGCGAGCACGAGACGATCCTCGATCGCGACCTGTTTGAGGCCGTTCAGGCAAAGCTCGCTGCCAACACCGTCGCGCGCCAGGTCCGGCTCAAGGGCTCTCCGTCCATTCTAGCGGGTCGCATCTTCGACGATCGCGGCAACCGCATGACTCCGACGCACTCAAACAAAAGCGGCGTGCGGTACCGGTACTACGTGTCCCACGCGATCGTGCAGCAACGAAGAGCCGAAGCAGGCAGCGTCCCCCGCGTGCCCGCCCCCGAGGTCGAAAAACTCGTGCTTGAGGGTGTCCGCGAACACCTTGCCTCCATCGGCGAGGTGCAGCAGCCGACCACGATTGCGGATCGCGATCTGATCGACCGGCACGTCGATCGCGTCATCATCAAACCTCAGGCGGTGGAGGTCTGTCTCGACGTGGCACGCGAGGCATCGGTGCCACCAGCGGAGCCCAGCGATCCGGAACCTGGCCCGATCCCCACGCCCATGATCACGCTCCCATGGACGGCCCCAAGTTTCGCCGCCGTAAAGGGCATTGTGCATGCGCCATCGGCAAAACCGGCATTGAAACCCGCGAGCCGCGATGCTCTGCTCACCGCAATCGTCAAGGCCCGAGCATGGATCGAGGACATCCGGTTCGGTCGCGTCGCCTCCTTGACCGAGATTGCCAAGCGTGAGGGGCGGGGAGAACGGCACATACGCTTGCTGGCACCGCTCGCTTTCGTTTCGCCCCGGATCATCGCAGCGATAGTCGATGCTACCGCACCTGCGGATCTCACGGTCACAGGCCTTGCCAAAGCCCTACCGCATTCATGGGCCGAGCAGGAGCAGTATATCGGGTTCCAATAATTGCTCGGTCAATTACGGCGATGATGGTCGTCCGGACCGGGACCAGATCGTCTCCGAACTGGGACGGTCAATTCGGGCCTTGACAGCGAATCCTTGACCTCTCCATGCCTTACGGAGTGCACCGGCGGTTTTCTTGCCGTGACGTGGCAACTCCCCCCATATTTAGCGGCTCCCCTTTAATTCGCGCACAAATCCTTGACGAACGCGAGGGAGTCTCTTAATGTTCTTGGTGCGTTCTCACCTGGCAGGGCCTTCAAGCCACGCCACCAGCTCGAACCACTGCCCGCTCCTATTGGAGAGGCCGGAAACCAAGTCCGGTCGCACTGATGCGAGACCGGGTAGACGTAATTATTACTTGAACAGGGGGACTGAGGGCATGAATACCCAAGAGGAAACCGACAGTGCTGCCAAACGCCACGACAAGGCACAAGGCCGCATCGCCGTCGTGTACCGGCGGATTGCGGAACTGAAACTCGATCCGAGAAATCCCCGCGTCCACAGCCCCAGGCAGATCCGCCAGATCGCGCGGAGCATCGAGGCCTTTGGCTTCAATGTGCCGGTGTTGGTCGATGCCGATCATAAGGTCATCGCTGGCCATGGCCGGGTGCTGGCGTGTCGGGAACTCGGATGGCCCGAGGTGCCGACCGTCCGGCTTGAGCACCTGACCAAGCCTCAGGCGCAAGCATTCATGATTGCCGATAACCGGCTGACCGAGAACTCGACCTGGGACGATCAGTTGCTTGGGGAACAGCTCAAGGAGCTGTCGGTGCTCAATCTCGACTTCAGCCTCGAATCAACCGGCTTCGATATGGGCGAGATCGATCTGCGGATCGAGCGGCTGACGGCTGAGCCCGCGGTCGGCGATGATCCTGCCGATGCAGTGCCGGCGATCCCCGCCTCTCCGCCGGTAAGCCGGGCCGGGGATTTGTGGCTGCTGGGGCGCCATCGGATCTACTGCGGCAGTGCACTCGAGTCCGGCGCCTACGCGGCCCTGATGGAAGACCAGCAGGCCGCGATGGTCTTCACCGACCCGCCTTACAATGTGCCCATCGATGGTCATGTGTGCGGCCGGGGAGTCGTGCGTCACCAGGATTTCGTGATGGCCTCCGGAGAGATGAGCGAGGCGGAGTTCACGACCTTCCTGACCACCGCCTGCAAGCTTCTCGCCAGTCACAGCGTCGATGGCGCTGTACACTTCATTTGCATGGACTGGCGGCACATGGGCGAACTGTTGGCGGCCAGCAAGGAAGCGTACCGCGAACTCAAGAATGTCTGCATCTGGACCAAGCAGAATGCAGGCATGGGTTCGCTCTACCGCAGCCAGCACGAACTGGTGTTCGTGTTCAAGCATGGCAGCGCGTCGCACCGGAACAACATCCAGCTCGGGCAGCACGGCCGCCACCGCACCAACGTGTGGAATTATCCCGGCCCCAGTTCGTTTGGCCAGAGCGCGGATGAAGGCAACCTGCTCGCGCTCCATCCGACCGTGAAGCCGGTCGCTTTGGTCGCCGATGCGATCTTGGATTGCTCCGGCAGAGGCGAGATCGTGCTCGATGCCTTCCTGGGCAGCGGCACCACCCTCATTGCGGCGGAACGCACGGGTCGCACCTGCTACGGGCTCGAGATCGACCCGGTCTACGTCGATACCATCATCCGTCGTTGGCAGGTCTTTACGGGAGACGAAGCACGGCACGCCGGGACCGGATGCGCGTTCGATCAAATCGAAGCGGAAGGAGCGCGCCATGTCCACTGAAGAGAAAGCGGATTACGAGGTTGGCTGGGGCAAACCGCCTCAGCACACTCGGTTCGCGAAAGGCCAATCGGGGAACCCCAAAGGGCGCGAGAAGGGCTCCAAGAACTTCTCGACGGTTTTGACGAACACTCTCAACGAGACCGTGGTGGTGAATGAGAACGGACTTCGCAAGAACATTTCCAAACTGGAGGCGATGACCAAGCAACTCGTGAACAAGGCCGCCACGGGAGATCCCCGGGCCACGCAGACCCTCCTTCGAGTGCTGCAAGTGATGGAGGGTCCGGCCGAGCCGGCAGCGCAGGAGCCGGTGGCAAGCGAAAGCGACCGGGAAGTTATGGAAGGGCTCGTAGCGCGCATGCGCCGCACGGGCAACGGAGAGAGCAATGAATGAATTGACCTCAAGAGAATATGCGTCAGCCCTTCGTGAGGATTTCTGCACGTTCGTCCATCGCTGCTTTCTGGAGCTCAATCCGCAAGCCAGGTTCGATTTGAATTGGCATATCGAGCTGATGGCCGCCAAGCTCGACGCCTGCCGGCAAGGAAAGATCCGGCGGCTCATCGTCAATATTCCCCCGCGCCACCTGAAATCGATCTGCGCATCAATCGCTCTGCCGGCCTTCTGGCTGGGACACAACCCCTCGGCGCAGATCCTGTGCGTGAGCTATGGCCAGGATCTCTCCGACAAGCTCGCCAGGGATTGCCGCAATATCATGATGACGACTTGGTATGAGCGCTTGTTCTCGACACGGCTTTCACCGCAAAAGCAGTCCGTGCAGGAATTCGCCACGACCGAACAGGGCTTCCGTCTCGCGACCTCGGTCGGAGGTGTTCTGACCGGACGGGGAGCCGATGTCATCATTATTGACGATCCGCTGAAGCCCGATGAGGCGGTCTCGGACACCCAGCGCCGCAATGTCAACGACTGGTATGAGGGGTCGCTTTATAGCCGGCTCAACAACAAGGAAGAAGGCTGCATTATTATCATCATGCAGCGCCTCCACGAGGACGATCTCGTCGGCCATGTCCTGGAAAAGGGCGGCTGGGAAGTCGTCTCCTTCCCGGCGATCGCGGAGCAGGACGAGGAACACCTGATCGAGGCCCCCTTTTGGTCCTACAGGGTCACTCGACGGGCTGGTGAGGCCCTTCATCCGGCGCGGGAATCGCTGGAGACCCTGCGAAACATCCGCCAGACCCTCGGCGAGTACCACTTCGCCGGTCAGTACCTGCAATCACCCG